AAGATAATTGAGAAAAACAAAGATGGTTTTAAAATAAAAATGGATAATAGAAGAGCGGCATAACAAAAAAAAGAAGGCATCCTTTTCAGACACCTTCTTATTATTAGTCTAATATTCCAATAACATTATATCCTTTTTCTCGCCATACAGCAACAGGTTCATCATAACCAACAGTTGTGTATAACCTTATATATTTTGTTCCTGTTGTTAATGTTTCCGAATGATTGGCAGTCCACAACATACTTTCAGCATCCCAAGCTGTACAGTTCTCAAAATTGAAATAATCAGCAGTACTTTTGCCCAAATTGGTTATATAAACTTTTTTCAACGAATTAAAGGTTGCAGGACTTGCAAACAACCTTGTTGTACTATTTATATCGGTCACTGAACTTAAATCCAATCCATATACAGCTTCTAATTTAGAATTCTGTCTGAACATATTAGACATAAATTTGCTGTTGGATGTATCTAATTTGGGAACAGATACCAATTCATAACAACCACTAAACATATTTCTCACATCTGTTAATGTAGAACACACATTATTAGTATCTTCTGCAACATTAGTAAGATATGGCTCATTAACAAACATACCACCTAAAAAGCTAAGATTGTTTACCAAAGGCTTATTACCCCAACTTACCACTTCCTTAATATAAGAATTAGCAGAAGATTGATTGGTTACACATATATCTTCTTTATCACTGTCTATTTGAACCAATAATTCAGTATTTGGTAAGTAGTTAAATGACTTGCTGACAACACCACTACTGTATTTCATTACAGTTCCTTCACCCCAATTAACGGTAATGGTTTCACCACTTCTTATATAGATTGGAAGTGTGGAAGTAAATTCACCTGCTTTAGCAAGTATGTTGAAAATCAGACCTTCACCGATTGGCAAAGGTTCTGATTTGTTTGATATAAATTTCTTTTTAATTATTTCCATAAGCTATATAAGCACCATACCATTTATTATTATTGTAAGTAAATAGAAATTCCATTTCAACGCCATCAGTAAATTCACTTGGTGCAGCTTTCCATACTAAAGAAGATGGAAATGTAACAGTATAGTTTGAATTTACAGTAAATGAAAAATCAATTACTGTGTATTTGGTAACAGTCGGTAATGATATTGTTGTATTACGGTTTATTATCGTATGTTGTACTCTATCATTACTCAAAGCCAATATACCTGTACCTGATACGGTTTGTTCAACTAAAGTATAATCAACCATATTCTGAATATTGGTGATTATATTTCTAATATCAGAATCATCATAATTGGTTAATCCTTCCAATTTGGTTTTTAAAGCAGTTGTAAAGTCATTAGTTGAAAGTCCTTTACCTGTTACTTTATCCACTTTGCCTGATACTTTAGAATCCGTTTCAGATTTAGTATAATAATTAGAAAGGTCAACTTCACCACCTGTAACGGCTTCATCAATTTTGGCATCAACTTCTGATTTTGTATATGTGTTATTAATTAGGCTTCTTAGTTCAGAATCATTATAGTTGGAAAGTGAAGCAAGTTTACTTTTTTCAGCAGTCGTATAATCTTCTGTACTTAACTGTTTACCATTCACCTTATCAACCTTAGTATTGTCTTTGGCATCAACTTCAGATTTAGTATAGTAGTTGGATAAATCCACATCACCACCTGTATTACCTGATAAGGCATCATAAACTTTTTTCAAAGTGTTTATATCATCACCTGCACCACCTAATATTTCATTCTTCAATTCAAGCAATAGACTTGCCAAAGTTTGACTATCAGTAATACCTTCTAAGAAGTCCTGAAGTTCTTTGAAAGAATCAATTGCATCACTAACACCACCTGAATTAAGGAAATTCTTTAAGGTTACAGCAATACTTCTGATTGAATTATAATCATCACCTAATTTATCCAATTCGGTTTTGATATTTGAATATGAAGTACTGCCTGAAGTACCTGCCAACAAAACAGCAAAATCTTCTTCTGCCTTTGATGCACGTGCAATTTCAATATCAATCTTGCCATTCAAACTTACTTCTGCCGCTTCTGCTCTTTCGGCTTCAGCGTTAATGGTATCATTATTGGCTTTTTCTGCTGCTTTGGCTCTGATTATTTCAGCATTCAAATCATCTGCAATTACTTTTTCAGCGTTCTTTGCACGGGTAACTTCATTACTGATTGAATCTGAATTGATTTTTTCAGCATCTTTGGCACGTGCTATTTCATCATCAATTTTCTTATCAATTAAAGTTTCAGCAGTGATTGCACGTTCAACTTCTGCTTCAATTGCTGCTGTGTTGGCAGTGATTTTGGAATCCAAATTTGAAACAAATTCATCAAACTTGGTTTCAATCCTTGTTTCTTCACCTTTAGCACGGGTCACTTCACTTTCAATTGCAGTGGTGTTTGCCTGTTCTGCTTCTTTGGCTCTGCCAATTTCATCATTCAAAGAATTTCTTATAACATTTTCGGCTGCAACAGCACGTTCTTTTTCGGTTATAATTGCAGTGGCATTCACTTGTTCAGCAGCCTTCGCCCTCGATACTTCAGCAGTGATAGTATCAGCGTTTACTTTTTCTGCTGCTTTGGCACGTTCCGTTTCAGCTTCAACCAAATCTTCTGCCTTTGTTTCAATTCTTGCTTCTTCTGCTTTGGCTCTGTCTGTTTCTGCTTTAACTTCAGTATCAATTTTGGTATTTAATACAGATTCGGCTTCAGTGGCACGTGTAATCTCTGCTTCAATCTTTGCATTAAGTTCCGCTTCTGCTGCCTGTGCCCTTTCGGTTTCGGCTGCAACTTCATCACCATTTGCATCAATTCTATCACTTAAATCTTTTTCTGCATTAATGGCACGTTCCACTTCAGCAGCAATAGCATCAGAATTTGCTTTTTCAGCAGCTTTAGCACGCTCTGTTTCAGTATTTACCAAATCTTCTGCCTTTGTTTCAATACGTGTTTCTTCGCTTTTAGCACGTGTTTCTTCAGCAGCAATCAAAGTATCAATCTTAGTATCTAAAGTGGCATCAGCAACCTTATATGCAGCATCTAAAGCACTGATTGCATCTGCATTTGCCTGTTCAGCAGCAGTAGCACGTTCTACTTCAGCAGTTATTAAATCTACTGCTTTGGTTTCAATTCTTTCTTCTTCAGTCTTTGCACGGGTAATTTCACTTTCAATCTTTGTATCAAGTGCTGCTTCTGCTGCCTGTGCCCTGTCTGATTCAGATTTTACTTCTGAAGTAATCTTGGAATCCAAAATACTTTCGGCTTCAGTGGCACGTTCTGTTTCAGCTTCAACCAATTCCACTGCTTTGGTTTCAATTCTCGCTTCTTCTGCTTTAGCTCTGTCTGCTTCTGCTTTAACTTCAGTTTCAATCTTGGTATTCAATTCGCTTTCAGCAGCAGTGGCACGTTCTACTTCGGTATTAATATTGTCTTGTAATATAGCATCAGTAGCTTTGTAAGCCGTATCAACAGCAGCAATAGCATCAGCATTTACTTTTTCTGCTGCTTTGGCACGTTCAACTTCAGTATTGATTAATGAAAGAAGATTGGATATATCATTTGTAAAGTTGTATTTGGATAATGAAACAGTATAATATGTATCATCATTTTGTTCAATTTTCAATTCATCCTTTTCAGGGTCAAGTGTGAAGGAAATAACCTTTACATCTGTGGTTATGCCATTATAAATTACAGAAAGCAAGTCATTAATATTTTCTTCGGTTGCCTGTACACCTTCAATCATACAATTCTTATAATTAAAATTTAAAACAGGCTGTTCACCCACTTCATTATCAAGTAAGAAGAATGAAATTGCAGAACCTTCTATTTCGTGTCTGATTGTTCCTGTCTTATAACCGTAATATTTACCGTCAGGATAAGAGAACAGGATATAATTTTCTTTGAAATTTATTTGAATCATCTGATTTATTTTATCAAAAGATAAATTACCCCGATAAACAACAAAACCCACACTGAATTTGCAGTGTGGGTTCAAACATCAATAAAAACAACTTATAATGTGAATGTTACTTTAGTCGGATAACCTGTTGTAACATCATAATTAACAACAGCTTCGGATTCTGATAAACCTTTAATTGCTCGTTTGTGTGCTTCTGTCACCAAATAACATTTATCAGCATATCTTTGTACTGCTGCCAACATTTGTTTTGCGGTAGGAATGTCTATTGAAAATTCCTTATCATTAACAACAAAGGTAATTTCTGTTTCACCAAGTAATAAGGCTGATTCAATTGAAGTGGATAATGCAGCACGGTTTTCCTTATCAAACCAAGCCGTTTTATCATTCAATATAAAACCATTTACATTTTCTGAAATGTCATAATCAGCCAATTTCTTCAATTTCACTTCTTTCAAAGTTTCGATTGGAAGATAAACAATATGATATTGTTTGGTTATGGTGTCGGCATCTTCCACATAAGATACTGTATAGGTTTGATAATCGGTTTCAAATTCAACAGGTGAATCAATAAGTTCCTTAAATCCGTACTGTTTCATCAATTCAGGATTAGCTTTGAAGTTAAGGATTAATTCACCTTCTTCAGTGGTATATACATTCTTTGCATATTCAATTGTATTATCTTCTGTATTTAGTTTAACGTATATCATTTTCTTTTTTAATTATAGATAAATTATTTATTCAGCAATTTTATATTTCTCAAATTACTTACTTCTGTGATAATAACATCATCATCAAATGTTATTTTTTTATCAGTTGAACCACCGATAAACCCACTGTTTACTTCATATATTATTGTTCCGTCCTTATGCAAGAACTTAACAGTTATATTGACGTTGATATTAGGTGTGAAGGTTATATAACCTGCACTTTCACCTGTTAAGTATTGAAGTTTTAAACTTGCCGCCTTACTACTAACATCTAAATAATATGAATTATTTGAACCGAAAATTAATATCAGGGTTCTAAATATTGAATCCTTTGCCAAAGGTACTTCAGCAACAGGTGTGCTTTCATTAAATAATAATTTCTTATTCATATCTTATATAACCTGCATACCATTTATTGCCATTATTTAAAAAAGTAAATATAAATTCATAAGTTGCACCTTCAACAAATTCAGTTGGTACTTCTTTCCAAACCACACCATAAGGAAAAGTAATTGTACTACCTGTAACACCTTTAAAAATCAAATGAAATTCTCTATACAAATAATTAATATTTGGCAATTGAATTGTTGTATTTCCTGTTATAGTAGTATATTGCATCATTACATCATTACGCATTTGCAAAGTACCTTCTTCATCAGCAGTTATTTCATATACACCTGTATAATGAATTATATTTCTCTTATCATCTGCTGTCATTACACCTGCCTTTTCAGTAGTCGCACGGTCAAGATAAATCGTTTTACTACTATTACTGTTACCCCAATATGTAAGATAAATGAAATTATCAAATTCTGTTCGTCCTGTTTCGATTGCAGATATTATATTTTTTGTACTACCTGTTTTTCCTTCAGAATAAACGAAATTTTTATCATTACCCAACATACTTATTTGAACAGTTGGAATCTTTTTATTTAGTGTTGATTCAGCAGCCTTTGCACGTGTTACTTCTGCTTCAATAGCTGCTGTATTAGCAGCAATATCACCCTTAACAGTGGTATCATCATAATTTGATAGCGAAGCCAATTTTTCTTTTTCAGCAGTCGTGTAATCTTCTGTACTTAACTGTTTGCCATCTACCTTATCAACTTTTGTATCAATCTTGGTATTCAATTCACTTTCAGCATTAGTGGCACGTGTTACTTCAGCATCAATCTTGGTATCTAAAGTGGCATCAGCAGTTTTATATGCAGCATCTAAAGCACTGATTGCATCAGCATTTACTTTTTCAGCAGCCTTTGCACGTTCAACTTCTGCTTCAATAGCTGCTGTATTAGATGCAATATCAGCCTTTACAATAGTATCATCATAATTTTCCAATCCTGCCAATTTTGTTTTTTCTTCTGTGGTATAATCTTCAGTTGAAAGTTGTTTACCTTCAACTTTATCAACTTTGGTATCAATTTTGGCATCAACTTCAGGTTTGGTATAGTAATTGGAAAGGTCAACAGTTCCACCACCACCGCCTTCATTAGCAGCGAATAAAACAGATAACAAATCTTGGATGTTGTCACGGCTAACAGGAACATCATTCACCTGTATATTGGAAATTTGTTCTGTCATAATCTTATTGTAAAATCGGTTATAAAATGAAACTGTTTCAGATTCATTTTCAACAGTGTATGAAATTTCATTTAAAGGATATAAATCAGATTTTGTGTCTGACTTAAATTCAGCATATTTACTTGTCGTGTTTATTTTCAACATTTCTTATTATTTTTGATAATAGATAAAATTATTATTTAAGTGGTGTGGCAATCATTACCTGAATCATCTGATTGTATTGCAATACTTGCTTCACGGGTTAACTTATCGTATGTGATACGGCATACATAAGTATAAGAAGTCTTATATGTTGAATGATTTGAAGTACAGGCTGCTTTCACAAATTTGGATTGTTCCCCTGAATAGACTTCTTCACCACCTTCATTTATAAAGTTATATCCGTCTTTTACCATTTCACCACCTTTATAGGCTTTAATCTCGAAAGTCATATAACCATTTTTCTTTTCGCCATACCAATTGCAATATACATCAACATATATCTTATCAGGAAGATTGGGTAAGTTTTCTTCCGAGCATAAAGCCAACATATCTATAAAGGTACATTCATTACCGCTTGATGTATTATCACCACCATATATTAAGTATTGGGTAACAGCAGTGTTTGAATTGCCCTTCATATTCCAACCAACAGCCAAACCATCAATTGTAGTACCTGAAGCATCAACTAAACCACTGTTTACCAACTCTGTTGCAGTATCTAAGTCCCTGCCATCATCAGCAGTCCATTTATATCTATATGTAAGAAAGTTGAAATCAGGTATCTTAATAATCTTTGCTGCTTCTTGGGTAACGGTGAAAACAATTTTTTCATCACTTGAAGTATCATGTGTTAATGTGAATACAGCAGTTTTTTCTTCTTCAATATCTGATTCAGATACCATTATTTCAAATGAATTGGTATTTGCCGTATATGTGACAAAGTTTGAATGTGATATATTGGTTGATAGGGAATAAGTACCTGCACCACCTGCACACATTATTGATAACCTGATAGAACATCCTGCTGCTGAACAAATAACACCGTTTGAAGTGGGTGTAACTTGTTCACCTGTTGCATCCACACTTGTTGACTGCAACACCAAGTTCTGAACCTTCACATCAATTTCTTCCTGTGTATAAGTGTTTTTGAACTTGAATGTTCCATTTCCATAATTGCTATTTCTTTCAAATTTTGCAATATTATCACCTGCACCACCTTCATTTAAATTACAAGTAGCCTTATCACTTGTTTGTATCATTTTCCAATCGTGTTGGGAATATATAGTAACATTCTTGGTTGTTACATTTCTTGTAAGTGTAATAAGATTGGGTGTTGCGGTTATAGAACCTGTAATTTCAGGTCTGCATTCCATGTAATTAAGTTTCTTTACCACATTACCACCTTTCAATACAGAATCGGGTGTAAAAGTACCTTCTGATTCATATTTGGATAAATCAGGGTTTGATTTGCCCTGAAGTATCACAATTGCCTGTTTCTTTCCCGATATGGAACATAATTCACCGTTAATATCAAGTGCTTCACCCTTATCAATAGTTTCTTTCAAAGCATAAGTGGCAACCTGATAACCTGTATTCTTTGATGATGCGTTCAGTTCACAATAAATTGGTTCAAAAATCGGTCTGTACTGAAATTTAGCACCACCGCCATTTACTACATAATCAGGGTTTACTTCAAATAATGGAAATTGGCTATTCTTGGATAAGGTTACTGAATAACCGATTGAAGAACCTTTTGTACCTGTTTCAGCAGTATAAGTAAGCGGAACACCACCATCAGAACCAAACACAAAATAACGTCCTTCGTTAGTTCTGAACAATACTAAGAATTTCCTTTTGTTGGTTTTCAAAATTTCAGCCTGTATTTCTGAATCGAATTTTGATATATATGTGGTTAGTTCCTGTGTATATCCACCATTCGCAAACTTTTCAGTAAACTTGGATTCGTCAATAGTCTGCAACTCATACCATTTGCCCTTAATATAAATGTTATCAATATATATTTCAGAATATAATTTATCATCCCTGAATTCATACACTTGGAAATCATCAATATTCAACACCCAAAGTGAATGAATGCCTGAAATGGAATATTTGCATTCCCCTGTAATGTCTTTATTTAGTTTACAATCCATTTTCTTTTTTAAAAGAGATAAAAAAAGGTGGTACAACACAATTGTATACCACCTTATATAAACTATTTTCAATTAGTCTGTTACAACAACAGTAGGTTGAAGTAATGCACGTACAATTTCTTCATCTTTAACCAATTGTGCAACTTCCTGTTCAATTCCTGCCATTACGATTGTAAAACCGTTGGCATCCGCTTCTGCCGCACCTGAAGCATAATTATCAGAACTTGCAACCATACCATTCAATCTGCCCAAACAAACTACTTTGTTGTTATTGTCAACCACAAAGGCTGTATAACGTCCCAAGTCTAATGCTTGTGTTTCTTTAAGGATATTGGTGTCATATTCTGTCATTATGAAGGTCAAAGTATGTGTACGGTGTTTATTGCTGTTCCCACCTGCCGTTAAATCGTCCGTCCACTGTGCAGTACCATCAGCAAATTCCATCTGATATACTTTTTGTCCCGTTCCTAAAGTGATTGCTGAAATTACACCGTCAGCATCTTGTTCGTACTTATTAGCAACATCAAAGTTCGCCAAATACAAGCGTTTGACACCTGCCACACGGTACATACAATCACGTGTTATATTGTTTGATAATTTGCAACTCATTTTATTTTGTGTTTTCTTCTTTATTATTTGAATAAAGGGGTATATCTCAACCCCTTATATTAGATTTAAGCGTATAATACTGCTTCACTTGGATAAGCGATTGCAACACCGACTTTTAATGCACCTTTAACCCATAATCTGTTTTCATTTGGTTTAGGAAATGTACCTAATTCGATATTTGCGAAATCTGATACCAAGTCAGTCAACATAATTAAGTTATCTACATTTGCAGCAATCATTTGACCGTTTGTAATACCAACAGCAGGTACAATTTCAACACCTAAGTAGCGGATAGTTCCACCGTCAACTGTAAATGCAGCAGCAATTACTTGTGAATCCACATTTGCCAAAGCCATTTTCAACGCTCTGTAAGAGTTGTAAGAAACAAAGATTTTAATTGCATCTTCACCTTGTTGCAATACAGCTTCAGGAATTGCGATAAATACTTTTTCCAACTCATTAATAATATTTGCTTTGGTCAAAGTAGAACCTGAAACTTTAATTGAATCGGTTGCATCATTCAAGATTTTCACAAATCCATCAAATTCATTATCATTAGTCGCATCACCACCGAACAACATTCTTTCAATATCTGCATTCACTGATTTACCTACAATATCCAAACTTGCTTCACCAAGTGTTGCAGGTAATTCATCCACATTTGCACCTGCCTTCATCTTGTCAACCAACCAAGTTGATTCAAATTTTTCAATACAATCTTCTAATTGAATCTTATAATCGGTTACAGTTGCTAATGCTTCAGATAACTTCAAAGCTGCTGTTGGATTCCAACCGCAATCGTGATTTGATTTTTGTAATACGTTTCCATCTAAATCTAACATATTTAGATAGGTGCTTTTCTTCACATTAGGAAGTATTCTAACATAATTTCCTTCTACAATCTTTCCTGTAAATAAGGCTTTTGTGAACCATTCAGGCTGTCTGCTTGCTTGGTAACTAATACCTGTAATATCGTACATTTCTGCCATGTTCTATTTTGTGTTTTTCTTTTCTTATTTTGTAATAGATAATTTCTATTTTATTTATTGCTAATTCTCAATTGATAAGCAATCTGTTCTGCACGTGTCATTTTCTCAAATGGTTTGGCAGTAGCATTTAAGGCTGTTGGAACAACAGGGGAAACAGAAGGTGTTACTTTCTTCATTTCAGTAATTTCAGTGTCTTTTTCTGTAACAGTACCTTCCAATTCAGCAATCTTGGCTTCAAGTTCGGCAACCTTTGTCTTTAATGCTTCATTTTCTGCCATTACAGCATCAACATCCACTTCAGCAGGTGCATCTTCCATTTTTTCTTTATCCTTTTCATCTTCAACAGATTCATCTTCTTTCTTTTCTTCTTCATCTACTGAAGCCAATTGTGCAGGTTTTTCGTTTGGTACATCAACAGGTGCAGGAACGGCTTCAGCAGGTTCGGTTACAGCAACAGCAGAAGGTTTGACTTCAACAAATTGCCCTGCATCATCAATAACTAATGTATTACCGTCATAAAGTTTGTGTTCACCTGAAGGTGCTTGTTCATTATCAATAGTCGCAAAACCATCTTCATCAACCATAACTTCCTTACCGTCATACAATTGGTAGATTCTTACATTTTCGCCTGAATCAGTTGCATCAGTTCTTTGCACATCTTCAATATCCAATAAGAATTTGCCTATCTTACTTAACAGGCTTGTTTTCTTGTGTTTATTCATATTATTTTTCTTGATTATCTTATTTAGTTTTAATTCTTGATTGAAAAATCCTTCCAAACTGAATCCTTTTACCTTTCCTGCCATTACTTCATTTTCCCAATAACTTTTATCGGTGACTTTATAAGAAGCCATTAATGTACCTTTGGGTAAATCCCTGAATCCTAAAGCGTTTGATTTGTCATTATCAGGGTCGGTTACAATCCAAAGTTCAGTTAAGTAATTACCTTTCAATTCGGATTCGTGTTGGTGTGTCGTGTGTTGCAGTGCCAATCCTGCTTTCATCATCTTGTGGGAAATCTTTTCAATTTCACCTTCTGAAAATTGGATATAATAGGGTTGGTTCTGTTCGTCCAATCGGTATATCAGTTGATTGGGCTTTAAAACAACACCTGTAAGGATTTGCTTTTTCGTGTCTTTGTTCAATAGAACTGCCTGTTTTGATAATGCGACAAAATTTTCTTCAACAGCAGGTTCATCAACAAAGGAGATTGCATAAATTCCTGTTATGTCATTCAGGGATTCATCAACTTTACACTCATATATTGGTATTTTAGCCATTATCAATTTTTGATAATAGATAAATTGAAATAAAAAAAGGTGATACGGCTACCCGTACCACCCTTTATAAACAATTTTCAATTAATTGCTTGCACCTGCCAATTCACGTACAGAAGCCATTCGGCTTTGAACATCCAGTATTTCCTTCACTGATACAGAAGGTTTGAAATCAATTGAATTGATTGCATCCAATATCCTGTTATCATTTGCAGTAGCCGCACCAACAGTATCAAGATTTGCCAATTGCCCACCTGTTTCATATTGAACCTTGAAAGTCGGTGCAGGTGTGATTGAAGTATTGTCTTTCCTATTAAAATAGGAAACAACATCATTAACCTGTATTTCTTTTCTTGATGTATTGATATATTCAATCAATCCTAAGTTCTTTTGCGTTGAAATTCGATTCACCACATATTCACCACCTTCAACTTCAATACCTGTATTTCCAACAGGAATACCACCGTCTTTATGTCGTTTACCATTCAATAAACCACCATCTTCAAGTTTGGCAATCTGTGCTGAAATGATACCCGTTTGGATTGCACCCATACTGCCCACCAAAGCAGCAGCCACAATATTTGCAGGGAATGGAACACCTGCAAGTGCCTGAAGAACACCTAAAGCAGCCTGTGCAATACCTGTAACAAGCGATTGCACCAAACTTGCTTTCTTCTGTTTCTTTTCAATCTTGGCAATTTCCTTTTCACGTTTTTCTTTTTCCTTTGCCAATTCCTTTTCCTGTTTTGCAAGTTCTTTATTGGCTTCCATTTCCCTTGCAATCTGTTCCTGTACCACAATAGCACGTCCACCTGTTGCAGTCTTGGCTTCTTCTTCCAATTCTGCCAACCTTGCATTTGATTCTTCTTTCTTTGAAACAGCTTCATCATAAGCTTCAGTCACTTCATCCAATTTTTCCTGTGCTTCTTCCAACTGCATATCAAATATACTTTGTGCAGCATCAAATGCACCTGACAACAGTTCATTCACCCCTTCATACACCTTGCCAACCTTTTCTGCCAAATCAGCAAAATATTGTTGTTGAACCTGTGTTGAAGCCTGTGTGTTATCTTCAATATTCTTGTTGGTGACTTTGATTTTACTTTCAACGTCATTCAAAGCAGCCTGTTTCTTATCCTGCAAATCCTTATATTCCTGTGAATCTTTGGAATATAAACCTGCCATATCATCATAATACTTACTGATACGGTCTTTGGATGAATTAAGGTTATCCAAATACTTGTTCAGTTCCTCACCAATCTTCTTATAATTGGCTTTGGTTGCATCCACATCAATCAAATCAAACTTACCGTCTTTCTTAACCGCATTTTTTGTAAGGTCTTGGATTGAAGTGTAGTGTGAATTCATCAATTTCAATTCAGAATCAAGTGCCTTCTGTGTTTCTTCAACCTTTTTCTTCTTGGCATCTTCATTAATCTTATTGACTGATTCAGTCTTTTCAGTTTCCAAAGCCACTAAATCAGCCTTTTGTGCTTCTTCAAGTTCCTTTATACGTGCGTTCTTGGCTTCGGTTATCTTGGTTGTGTCCTGTTTTAGTTTTTCAGCCTTTTTAATCAGTTCGTTATATTGTTCTTCAACCTTTTTCTTTTCATCCTCATTCTTTTGCTTCAGTAATTCGGCTTCTTTGCTATAAACCAAAGCCACTTCATCAGAAGTTTTGGCTGCTTTCCTCTGTACGGCAATCAACTTTTCTTCATTTGCAATTGAAAGTGCATAAGTTTCTTTGTTGAATGAATCCAAAGACTTCTTATAATCTTCCAATTGTTTTTTTCTTTCATCAGCAATCTTTTTGGCATCCTCTGCCGCTTTCTTGGCATCTTCAGCTTTTTTCTTTTCGGCTTCTTTCAGTTTCTCGTTATATTCCCTGTCATAAGCCCATTTTTCACGCTGCACTTCCGCATACTTTTCCTTATCACCCTTGTATAAGGAAAGTTGGTAAGCAAAATATTTGTCATATAACTTTTTGCCCTGTTCGGTGTACTTGTAATCAGAACCGTATTTTGCTTCATTATTCTTAATCAGGGTATCAGTTGTTTGTAATGCACCCTCAACAAACTTCCTGTTTCTTTCTTCCGTATCTTTGGTAATCTGTTTGTTCTTGCCTTCCGCATAATTGCCCATTACGTCAAAACCCTTTTTGAATTCATCAACCGCACCACTGAAATCACCTTTCATCAGTTTGAACAAGGCTTTGAAAGGTGCAACTATATAGTTGGTAATCACACTTCCAATACCTGCCAAAGCAGCCTTAAAACCGTCTATTGGTGCAATCAGTTTCAAAAACCAATCCTTTATTTCTGAAAAGTTGGCAATCAACAAACCAAGCAATACCACAATTGCACCGATACCTGTTGCAATCAGGGCTTTACTGAATGTTTTGGTAGCCACTGTTGCTGTGTTTGTTGCCACTGTATTTGCCCCCTGTGCAGCCGTTTCAGCAGCTAATGAAGCGGTGTTCTTCTTATGGTCTAAGCCAAGAACCTTTAACGCTTTTGAATAAAGAAGATTGGTTGCAGTGCCTTTCTTGGTTATGTTTTCTTGAAGAACCTGAAGTGATTGAAGGGTTGCCATCACACCCTGTAATTTTGCAATCTGTTCTGCCACTTCTTCACCCGACACACCGAACATACTCATTACGCCTGTTGCAGTTCCGAATGCAGCCGTTAATGATTCGCCAACATTAACTACTGAAGCCAACCCTTTTGTTGAAGAAGCATAAGTATCAACCGTATTGGCTGCTTCGTTAATGGCTCGTTTGGCTTCACCTGCTTGTTTGGCTAAAGTTTGGAATTCCTCGCTTGCAGGGTCAACACCTTGTGAAATCATCAGTGCCAATTTATCTTCAAGTTCTCCTGCACTTGCTTTGAACTGTGCAGCCTGTTCAGTCAAACTTGCGGTTGCCTTTTCATAATTACCCACTGAATCCTGAAATCTGCCTGTACTTTCTTTTGCTTCCTTGTATGCTGCATCCAATTCCTGAATCCGCTTCAACAGCTTACCGCCAACTTCTTCAGATTCACGTTCGGATTTTGAAAGATTGTCGTACTGTTTGCGAAGTAATGAAAGCTGTGCGCCCATTTGTTTTATTGAACCTTCAGCAGCAGTATTTGCTTTCACTTCCTGTTCAACAACAGATTTACGTTCACGCAAAGTTTGGGTTGCTGCAATCTGCTGTTTGGTTGCATCTTCTTCAAGTTTTGCGATTCTGTCTAATGTGGCTTGGTACTGTTTTTGGGCTTTATCATCTTCAGTAACGGTTTCCGTCTTTTTCTTTGTCGAAGCTGTTACAGTGGTATTGGAATTATCCAACTGCTTTAAGGCATCAACCAAAGAAAGAACATCATTATATGATTTTTCTATACCGTCTATCTGAATGGTAAATATCTTTTTATCCATTATTCTTTTTGAAAATAGATAAAAAGAAAGTGGTGCAGCCATTACAGCCACACCACTTGGATATTAATTCATCTTTCGGATAAGTTTCAATTTTGCTTTGTTTTTTTCTGTTATATCATAACCTTCAATAGAACTTATATAATATAAGTCACCATTCCACTTAACCAAACTTGAACCATCCAACCTGTCATATTCATCAGGGGTCAAGTAACATTCTATTTCAGTATAATTGGTGTCATTTGAAGCAATCACCGTGAAATAAGTGGTTAAGATGGTGTTTCCTTTATTCTTATAGTCCAATATTAATATCTTATCCTTATTGAAGGTGTTGGAAACATCAGCCAATTTCAAATCCTTACCACCAATTGAAATATTACCTGCAACATCATTCAATAAACCTTTATAATACCAAAACCTTTGAGCATAAGAGGTATATAGTTTCTGAACACCTTCGGAATAGTTCATACTATCTTCCCATATTTCATAATTTGAAATGATTGGCAATTGGATTGTTTTTTCTGTTTCGCTACCAACCTTTTTTCTAATATCCTTATACCAACAATAGCTGAAATTGGAAGTTTGGGTTAATACAGTACCATCAACCGTACCTGTTTCAAACCTGCCACCGCCATCTTCACCTGTCCTTCTGTAACCTTCTTCCTCGTCATTTATGGTAAATCCAAGTTCAAAAGCTGAAGGTAATCCAAGTGGGGTGTTGTTTCTGAAATTTATGTTGGCTTTGTTTTCCAAATCAATTACAGAAGTGGTGTTAAGCGTATTTGTCTGTTTCACATCCAAATCAAAGTTTCTTAATCCGTTCATTCTTAAAGTCAGGTTGAAAGCCTTGCAAAAATTATCAATCCATTCGTCTGTTTTCACGTCATTTGGAAGGAACTTTATCAAATCAATATCATCCTTCTTGAAGTTTGATTCATCATTCCAATTCATTTTCTGATAACCGTTGCCATTATTGTTAATGGTTATCCAAGATGTATCGGTTCTGAATGGCTGCACATCCAATTCAAAACTCATTTTCATATATGCACAACCCCAATTCCATTTTGTCTTGTCTGTATTACGTCTTAAATCGTTTGCTTCCGCAACAGCAAGCAAGGTGATATGTTCCCCTTTTTCCAAATATACAATTTGATATACTTCACCATTCCCCATATAATCACCACTTTGGCTTATATATGAATTGGGGATATTGTCAATATGCGTTTCATAACGGTTTGATTCTCTCCAAGCCAAATCAATAGTTTCTTCACCTTCAACTTCTTCACCCGTTTCAGGGTCAACTTCAATTGTTGCATCATTATCCGTACCCCAACACCAACAGCCATCAGGGTTATTATAAGCTGAATAAATCTTTTTACTTTGGGTATATGACTTGTCCCAAGAATAGCCGTTTTTAATGAACATATAGTTTGCAGGATAACCCTTTGGGTTATAGTCCGTATCATTATCAACCCGTCCGAAATGTAGTCCGCATAAGAATTTTTCATCAGTCGAAGCATCAATAAGATGTGCTTTATATTCTTTGGGAAAATACTTTGGATAATTTTCAGGGGATTTGTTTGAAAAGTCGCTGTTCTGTGGGTTGTTGGGCTTGTAGTAGAACCCTACAATTGTCTTATTGGAAGTTTCAAAATCACCTGAACCATAATCACGAACCAATTGAATTTCATAACGTTTTCTTCCAAACCTGTTGTTTCTTGAACCGTTCTTGTACTGACCTGCCGAAGTGAAACGGTTTCCTGTAACACCATCTTCCCATTTCCAACCGCTGTTTCTTCCTGAATGGTTATATGTATTGTCCAATTCAATAGAACCTTTTACCTTTATCTTATACAGTCCTGATTTTGGAATGGTGATAAAAGTCTTTTTTCTTCTGTACCTGTCATCATTCCATTTGTCTTTATTGTCACTTGTAATAATATTAGTTCCTGAATCACTGATTGATGTGAAATTCACTTGGTTACAGTCCAAAAGGTTGACTGTATAGAATGTGCCCTTGTCTGTTTCGTTTCTTTCAATATTCCGTTCAAATGTTCTGCTGTCGTTGTATCTGTTAACAACAGATTCCCAATTTCCCTGAATGTTGAAACTGCACAGCCTTCCCCAATTCCATTCCTGCACATAATCTTCTTCATTCTTATAAGAAACAAACAGGTTGGTAAGTCGGGAATCTTCAAAGGCAGTCCCACCAAGTGTATAGCCATTATTGTTGAAAATGGTTTTAAGCATCTGCAAGCAGTTTACAGAAGGTGGAATATCTTCAATACCCAATCTTACATATTCATCCCATAAATCCTTTGCAGTATATTCGCCAACCACTTCACCGTTTACTACCGCATTCGGGTTTGTAGATACTTTTGGCAATAAACCGTATAATGCAAAAGGAAAGATGCAGGGCTGTATCTCTGTTTTTTGCTTGGTATTGTATTCAGTAATGGAAGGTGCAAAATCTGTAAAGGGTATTATCCAACTTCCGTTTTCTGTAAGTTTTTTAGAACCAAAAATATCTTTGATGGCCTTTGCAGCAGGGATATATAAGTTACCCTTATAAGTATCTTCATCAATTTCTGTAAGACGAAACTTACCGTCAAATACTTTAATGCTGTCAACAATCAACAAAGCCTGATATTCATAATTGAATTTGTTCTTTACTTCCTCAACATTCGCAAAATTGAATATCGTATTGTTGGTATTGGAAGTAGGCAATTTGATTGTGAAGCTGTACTGTACATCTTTGGTTGTTATTTCAGAAGGTATAAGAATCTCACGTTGGAATCTTACACCCAACTCATAAGGGTTTACAATATCGCATAAGTGATTATTGATATATAATTCGGTATTAACCATATCTTTTTGAAAAAAGATAAAAGGTGATACAGTTACCCATACCACCTTTACATATCATTACCCTTTGATGATGCCATTAAATGTATCTGAAAAATGATATTTCATTTCAACTTGGTAGGTATCTTCATCATCATTATATTTCAAAGTCAAATCATCCACAATCACATATCTAAGTGTGTCTAATTCATATACCACTTTTGAAGCAGCCAATTCACGTAACCATTCAACCGTTTCATAATCCACCATATCCGACTGTATGACAAACTGTTCTTCAACTTCCTTTTTAAACACTGATTCAATTTCGGAACTAATCTTATAATCAGGAAGAAGTGTTTTATAGATGGTTGAAACATCTGTTTTAAACTCTGTACTCCATGTACCGCCAAAGTTGAATGAATCCCAACCGCCTAACCTGTTTAGAAACGCAAATTCATTTGTCCTGTTCAAACATTCAGGTACAACATTATACTTCAATTCCTCACTGATAGGTGTGTTGTCCTTGTTTAAAGCCACTGTAAACGAACCAACCGTTTTATTGGTATTCTTTTCAACTGTTTCAATATCAGGGTTTAATTGAATGGTGTTTACAACATACATTTTCTTTCTGTTCTTATCCTGTCTGTTTATGGTCGTTATATATTCACCTGAAGGTGTGTAATACCTGTATGACAAGCCAAAATTGAATTCAGGTGATATGTTGATGTTATGTTGTGCATCTGAAAGAATGAAGTTGAAGTATTCCGTTTGTCCTATCACATAATTCTTATCAGGTGCATTAGTCAAAGGTTTAATAACAGTGGGGTACAGGGTATCATATACATAATCAGTCAAATCATTATTATTCAAAGTATAGTCATAACCATTCAATACATACAATACATTTGATATATAAAAGGGAATCCTTGTTTCTCCGTTATAGGTCTTGGCAATATACCTGTAATCGGAACACGTGCCTGCATCCACCCAATCCGAAGATGTAAGAAATTCTGTTTTATATCCGATTTTCTTGCTGATAAGGGTGTTGGTTTCAAACCAAAGTGAATCCTGATAATAATGTTTTGAAAGAGTTGTTACAAATGTACCAAAGTCAGCTTCAGAAGGAATATCCTTCACACCTAAAAAAACATCCGTATCTGTATATAAGTCAAGTTCAATTTCTGTATCTCCCTTACCGCCATCAATCGTATCTAAGTTGGTTGATACTGAAGGATTGCCCGATAATGAAAGAAACGTATAATTCAAGCCTTCAAAACTGAAAGTGAACTGTTCACCTGCACCTTTGGAAGTCATATAAATTGTATAACCGTTGGTAATGTTAGTGCCATTAACCGTAAAAGGAATGGTAATTTCAAAGTTGTTCTTTAACCAACTGTCCTTCATCATCACAATACGGATGTTTTCAGCAGTAACAGCCCTGTCGGAATTAAGCAGAAAGGTATTTGTGTTGATATTTCCTTTGATGTTAGTTCCTCTGAATGTATGTTTTATACCCGTTGATTTTTCCACAATTGAAAAAGTGGCTGCTTCAGGGAATTCTTCACCACCTGCATAAGTACTGCCAACCGTCAAATTGATTTTGATAGGTACTTTTCGGTTATCTTTTGTGGAAAAAGTAACAAAGTTTGGATTATGTGCTAATGTAATCTTCTTGTTTTCAACTACATTAGCTATATTGGAATTTGTAAAATAGCCCATGTTCTTATTTTAATCTTTAAAGAAGTTCTGTAACTCCGTTATTATTGCAGTAAACAGTTCATTAAAATACTGTTTTTCAAATAGTTCTTCGATATTATTAGCAAGGGTTGCCAAAATCGGTCTGCCTGTGTGCCCATCACGCCATATTGCCCTTGAAATAAGCCATAATGTACTGTTATCCGTTGGAATCCCATTCTTTGAAGCCCAATCCCTTAAACAGTCAATTGGTGGTTGTTTACCATACTTCTTAGGTCTGTTCCATTCCAAGTACACAACATAATGTTTGAAAAAGGTTTGGATTATCGGATTGCCTGTTGCCTGTATCTTCTGTTCCAAATCCGATTTTAAGGCACTGTTCTTTAATGTATTCTTTCCAACCTTATCATTAACTGATATTGAATCATCTTCCATTATGATTGTTGCCAAAGTCAGTATATCATTACCGATTGCTTCTACTATCTTTATTGTTTCCTTGTTCATCTTCTAATAGGTATATCAAAGTCAGGAAGTTTGTTTGTAAATGTTTCACAACCGTTTTCTGCTACTGTTATATTAAAATCAGGTATGGTTGTTTCTTCTTCCAACTGCTTATTATCATCAAACTGTTCAGGTAACAAACATAAGTTTGCAATATTTTTTGTTATCAAATTACAACTGAACCTGCATCCGATACTGTTATTATCGTAATAATCAGATAAGGTTAGATAAGTCCAATCAGGTTTAATGGTAAAATAAGAATCTCTATCCTGTTTTATTTTCTCTATCATATTCAACCCGATACTGAAAGCTAAAGATTGCAGGTGTTCGGTTGAATGTTCTGTATTAGGTACAAACAAAACGGAAAAGTTTACAGAGTTGGAAAACACAGAACCATTAGTACCTGTGTTACTTCCAATTATAGGTTCTTCCAACCAAAGCAAAGGGTGAGGTTCATTACCTGCACCCAATTCATAATTCTTATTATAGTAGAATGATTTGATTGTTCTGTGTGTACGTGCTAATTCCCTGAATGTATTTACTATTGTTTCAATCATTTTCCAAATAGTTTACTTTTTATTCTTTGAAAGCTGTTCTTCAAACTTATATTGTGCTTCTTCTGCTTGTGCTTTGTCAAGTCTGTAACATAAGAAGTTGAACACTGTGATAACTGTTGCTGAAGTGACTTCATCAAACTTCTGTATTTCATCATTTGCAATTTCGGCAATAACCTTATACCATCCCCATTTTCGGCTGAAGTCCTGATAAGGCTTGCAAATTGGTTTGCCTGTTCCACTACCTTTGAATAGAATGTTGTAATCATCAATAAGTTCTTTTTTAACTGCAAAAAAAAAGCAAGCAGGGGAAACACTTCATTCATCTTCAAATCTTGGAATGACTTCTTTCTTTCCTTCAATATCTTGGAATCATACTTTTCACCCTTTTTCAAGCAGACTATTGCAAGTATTTCAGATAACCGTGAATCATTACCTTCTTCTTCAAAGGTGGCTTCAACGTCCACATATTGCGCTAATGTCAATTCATCCTTGACCGATACGGAATACACTGCATCATCAATAACAATCTTGTTGGATGGTTTGAAATCATTTCCTGCAAAGGCAAAACTAACCATATTCAGTACATCAGTGTAAAAGGATAATGGAAGGGTTGATAACAGGTCAAATGGAATGGTTGAAATAAGTGATACCAATTCAACTTCCTTCATCTTGGTATCAGCAACATAATCAAACCACTTTTCATATTGTCCCAAAGTGACATCATCCCAACTTTCGGGAACATTATATAATGTATCTTCTATCTTTATTCTTTTCATCTTCTGAATTTTGTTAAAAGATAAAAGGTAGTGGAAACAAAAAAGGGTTGGAAGTTCCAACCCTTATCAATCAAACTGCAAATTTTGTTTTCATCACATCCATCTGTTTAAGAATGGTGGTATCAAGCAGCTTGGCATATCTCTGTGTCATTTTAATGTTGGTGTGTCCCAATATCTTTGATACAGAATTCAATTCCACATTATTGTTCAGGAACAAGGTTGCTGCCGTGTGCCTTGCCACGTGTGTATGAAGGTCTTTCTTTATACCACATATATCACCAAGTTCCTTCAAATACCCGTTCATCTTTTGGTTGCTTATAACAGGTAGCTTATAATCGTACTTTTCTAATATATGTTCACTGACGGGTAACAAGGGTATCTTGCAATTGATACCTGTTTTGAAACGCTTGGTATCAATCCATTTATTGCCCTGTTCATCTTCAACAACATATTCCTTTCTTAGTAACTTGCAGTCTATATAAGCCAAACCTGTGAAGCAATTGAATACAAACACGTCACGAACCTTTTGCAAACGTTCAATTGTCAGTTCCTTGTTCATCAGGGTTGCAAGTTCCATTTCTGTCAGGTAATCAACCTTCACTTCCTGTAACTTGTATTTCACACCAACAAACGGGTTGATATTGATGTATCGGTTGTTCAAAGCCAAATTGGTAATCTTCCTTAGTTTCTTCAGGTTGCCAATCGCACTGTTGTTTTGCATCTTGGTTAGAAGGTAGGTGAAGAACCCGTTTACAAAGGAAGAATTCACTTCAGATAAAAATATATCTTCACGTCCGTTATATTTCAGTTTGATGTAATCCTGCAAATGGTTATAGGCTGTCAGGTGCTTAATATAACTTGGCATCCGTACCGTTTTACCTGTTTGTTCCAAGAATTCTTTGTTGTGCTCCCTGTACAGTTCCAACAGCATATATTGCTTTTTTACAATCTTACCGTTCATCATATCCTTCATATTGGTACAGGTAACAGGAATATCCATTTCAATAAGTTTGGTTTGGGCTTCATATACCTTTGACTTCATCAGACTTAAAAACTCATTCAATTCCTTTGCTTCCGCACTTCTTCCTTTAATAACCTGCTTCTTGCAATCGAACAAGGAAGGTTTAACCTTTCTTGGAAGATTGATGTAAGTTCTTTCAGCATTAATGCACAAACTTAATTCAATAGGGGATTCACCTGCTTTGTTAACCTTTGAAGGTCTGACTAAAAAAGAAACTGCAAACGTATTCATAACATTTAATTTAATTGTTAGTAAATCAAACGTTCTTATGAATTCAAATTTGAAGCTGAATATTATGTGTCGG